ACGGCGTCGCCCACCCGGTTCCGGAACCGGCCGAACGGGGTCTTCGCCCGTTGGGCCCGACGGGCCCGGCGCTGCTTCTCGCGCTCGGTCCGGTAGTGGCCCCAGCCCCGGGAGGCGGACTCCTTCAGGGCCCCGCCGACGTCGGCCCGGACCATCCCGCCGGAGGCCCAGTCGACGCCGCCGGTGATCAGTAGGAACAGCAGGACGGCGCTCAACGGGTCCACGTCACGCCCCCGCTCACGTCGCCAGCTCCCCGAGAGTGCGGCCAGCACTGACGCCCAGAGTCACGATCCAGCGCAGAACGTCCCCGAACCCGCCGGGCACGCCGGCCACGCCGACCGCCAGGACGATGGCGCCGCCCCAGATGAGCCAGGAGTCCAGCTCCTTGGACCTCCCGTCGCCAAGGACGCCGGACAGCTTGCTCGTCGGGAGCATCGCCAGCACCCAGAGCCAGGCGACGACGATCACCAGGGCGCCGATCAGGTACTCGGACACCGCGACGCCCAGGTCCGGCGCCCACCCGCGGATCAGACCGCCCAGCCAGCCGGAGAACTGCTCGCCCCAGCCGAGCACGAGGGCGGCCAGCGGCGTCGAGGCCACGAAGACCGAAGCGGCGAACAGGGCCAGGACGGCGGCGATCCGGTCCCCGATCCACGCCGGCAGGGGCGGCTTCCAGTCCATGAGGGCCGCCACGATGACGGCGATGGTTGCTGCGGCAATCACTTGATCCACTCTCCTCCGTGAGGTATCACGCGCGCGTGCACGCGCGCCTGTTGCGCGCGTGATCGCGCGCGCCTACGCGCGGTTGCGCTGGTCAGGTCTTCCGTCCGGAAGCCGCCGCGGAAAGGGCGTCGGTCTCCAGTTGCTCCAGGGTCCTGGTGACCCGCTGGAGCAGCTCGTCCCCCGTGCCCGGTCGAAGCCGGTCGAGGGTGGCCGCCGTCCGCCTGATCGAGTCCCAGGCGGCGGCGGCCTCCTTCCTGATCGTCTTGCTGCTCATCCGGTCAAGGTCCGGATGAGCCGGGTCCGGCGGCCGGAGGTGTCGAAGATCTTGAGCGTGTGGCCCTTGGCGCCCAGGCCCAGCGAGCCGGCCATGGCGGCCAGGTGGGTCGCCACCTCTGCCCCGTCCTTCACGTTGTGGATCTGCCGGTCCTCCCGCTTCAGGGTCCGCCGGCCGTTCGTCAGCTCACACCGGAAGATCGGCACGGGGTCAGTCCTTCCCGGGGTGCGCGGGCGGCGCCGGCAGGTCGGGGGCATCGTTGGCGTCAGGCCGGTCGAGCACCCACATGCCGAAGACGGCCAGCGCGAGGATCGCTGCGAGCTGAACGGGCTCGCCGCGGAAAGCGACGATCCCGGCAGCGATGATCACCAGAATGGCGAAGACCCAGCGCACGCCGTCCATGACGATGTCGGCGCCTGGATCGTGGTCGTAGAAGTTCTTCATGCAGCCTCCTTGCTCAGGGACGCGCGAACGTGTGTCGGCGTCGTCGGGTGGATCTGGGTCACGGTGGCCGCCTGCTTACGTCTACGGCTCTGGGCGAGAATGCGCCCGGCCGAGAGCACGAATACCGTGCCGCCAGCCAGGGTCCCGCCGTTCACGAGGGCGAACCACGTCGGCGCGGCGTAGGTGACGCCGGCAACGACGGAATCCGTGGTGATGATCACTGCTTTTCCCCCTCCTTCGGTGGGAGTTTCACTCTGGCGAGCAGCCGCTCGACGGATTGCTCGTGGATCTTGATACGTCCGGTCGGGTTCATCCGGTTGCCGTCGAGAATCCCGGCCCGGTACCAGCGGCGAACGGTCTCGCTGGAGACCCTGAGCCGCGCGGCGGCCTGCTTCGTGGTCAACACACGTCGGCTCCCTCGTGTGGCGAATGTGGTCGATGTGGCGAGCGTACGGGGTGCCGCTGTCACGGTCAAGCCACTCTGGGCCACTTGCAATGGCAGACGGCGTATGCCATACTTAGGGCATGACGACGACGAAGCGGCCCGAGGCCCAGCAGGACGGCACCGTCACCCTCGCCAGCGGCACCGTCCGCGAGGCCCGCCAGTACTGGTTCGTGGACGCTCCCGAGCGGATCACGACCTTCTGGTACACCCCGTCCGGCCGGAAGCACTGGGCCACCGCCGACGTCGCCGCCACCTTCACCCCGACCCCCGTCCCGGAGGACGCCGTGACCGAGACCACCCCCGCCCCCATGCCCTGGGCCTACGACGACCGCGACGGCCGGACCGTCACCGTCCTGCACGATGAGGAGCACGCTGGCCAGCGTGTGCAGGTCGTCAAGATCGAGGACGTGACCGCGCTGGAGAAGCCGGACCGCACGTGGCTCCAGGTCCGCACCAGCAGAGGTTGGGCTTCGGCCGACCGGACGGACGCCGACATCGCCAAGCTGGCTGCCCGGGGCCGCAAGCGTGCCGAACTGATCGCCGCCGACGACGCCATCCGGGCCCAGGTGGTCCGTCTGGTCGGCAGCGCCCCTGCGGCCGAGCTGGTCCGAGCGCCGGCGCCGGCCGTCGGTGACGTCGTGTACGTCCACGGCATGGGCCGGATGCGTCGCGGGCTCGTCGTGAAGATCGGCCGCACCACTGTGCAGGTCGCCTACACGACGCCGTCCAGCGAGGGGCGGATCTACCGGGCTGCGGTGCCCGCGGAGAGGCTGCTCACCGACCCGTCCTGACCCACCCGCCGGCCCCCGGACCTGATGTGGTCCGGGGGCTTCCCCCCGAAGGAGGAGCCCGTGACCGGCTTCAACCGCGACGACTACCTGAACGCCGACGAGATCGCCACGCGCCGCGGGATCAAGCGCCGAACGTGGTTCGCCTACGTCCACCGGGGGCGGGCGCCGGCACCCGACTTCCAGGAGGGCCAGGCCGTGCTCTGGCTGAAGTCGACCATCGACGCCCACGACGCCGCGCGCCCCGGCAAGCCCGGTCGCCCCCGTCGGGCCCTGGCCGAGGTCCCCGACGTCGACAGCGAGGGGGACATCTACGTGCCCGAAGCCCCCGACCTGTCGCAGTGAGGCGGCCGACCCTGCGCCAGGCCGAGGCGGCCCTGGAGGTGGTACTGGCGCTCGCGCTCCTGGTCGTCGCCCTGATCCTCCTGTTCGATCCCTGGAGGGGCTTGTAAAGGCAGACGCCGTATGCCATACTTAGGACACGCCCCGACGAGAGGACACGTCATGCCCCCGAGCACGAGCCACGCTGAGCCCGCCTGCCGCACCTGCCGCGACCGCCTTCTGCGCCTGGTCGTCGTCGCGCTCCAGCGCCAGCGCATCTACTTCTCGGTCCCCTTCGAGGGGGACAGCACGTCATGCAGGGCCTACATGGCCGCCGTGATGGACGTGCGCAGCGCAGATCTCTCCGCGACCGCCGACGCTCTCATGTGGTTCGTGGGCGCCCCGGCGCAGGATGAACTCCGCGACGCCCTGGCCCTCGACTTCGCCCGACTGGGGATCTGAGTCATGACCCAGCCCGTCACCTGCACCTGCGGAGGCGCTCTGACCCTTCGCCCGACCAGCTATGGCGCGAGCTGGATTCACCCCGAGACCGGCGCGACCCTGTGCGCCGACGGGAGCTGGCCGAAGCCAGTCGCCCACCCGATCCACGCCTGAGAGGACACCGCCATGCCGCAGTACCACGTGAGCCTGATCTACAGCGCAAGCGAGAGCATCACCGTCGAGGCCGAGGACCGCGAAAGCGCCGTCGATCTGGCGCAGCAACAGTCGGAGGCCGGTCTGTGCCACCAGTGCGCGAACCACCTCGACCTGGGCGACCCCTACGACGAAGTCGTCACCGACGCGCTCACGGGCAGGGAGATCCCCCCGGGAGAGTGAGCCCGCACACGACAGAGCCCCGCCGCTCGGGGGAAGCGGCGGGGCTCTCGGCTGTCTTCAGTCGGTGCGCTCGCCCTTGGCGGGCTTGCACTTCTCCACGCCCGTGGGCAGGAGCCGGCAGACGACCTCCGCGACGTCGTCCGTCGGGGGGCGGACTTCGTCTGTCTCCGACGGTACCGGCGTCGGGCTGGCCGGCACAGGGGAACCGGTGGAAGTCCCCGGGGCCGGCTGGGCCGGGCGAGGCGTCGAGGGCGGCCGGGTCCCGGGCCGGGCCGATGTCGAGCTGGCCGGCGCGGCCGGCGCGTTGCCGGCGGGGCGCTGGACGACCTGCACCGGCGCGGGGCCGTCGTACTCGCCCGGGTCGGCCGGCTGAATCCACTGGTCGTAGCCGCCCGCCCCGATGCCGGGCCATGGCTTCGGGGTGCGCGGCGCGCCGGTGGGAGACGGCGCCGGCCGCCGAGGAGCCGGCGCCTTGCCGGCGGGCGCCGCTTCGGCCGCCGGGGGGATGACGTCGTCGGCGCTCGTCGAGGGCGTGCTGTGCACCCACTGGAGCCCGAGCACCAGGAAGAAGCCCGTCACCAGCACGGCGACCGTGCCCAGGACGGCGGCGCTGTTCGTCATCACGGCGGCCGGGCGCATGCGCCGGAGCCCGCGGAACTCCGGCCACTCCAGCCAGACCGGCCGGTTCTCCCAGGCGCTACGGACTCGGTTCACGACGCGACCTGAAATCCGGCGACCGGCGTGCGTGCCTTGATCTCGTTCTTCAGCCGCAGGCCCGCGGCCTGGATGCCGGCCTGAAGCTCGCGCACCTCTTCCGGCGCCAGGCCGTCGAGCCCGTCCGGGCCGAAGTCGACGACGATCACGTTCTGCACGCTGCTCGTCAGGTCCGAGAGCTGGAGCGCGTTCAGCTCCCGCTTCAGCCGCACCTCCAGCTCGTCGGGCGGCCACCCGAGCCCGCGAGCGATGCCCCGCAGGGCCGGCGGCCGGGGCCAGACACCCTCGGACAGGAACCGGCCGACCGTGCGCAGCGGCACGCCGCCGTCATCTGCGATCTGGTCGCGCGTCAGGCCTAGCTCGACCTGGCGGTGCTTCACGGCCTTGCGCACCGCCTCCTGCGCTCGCGCCAGCCTCTCGTGATCTTCCACTTGTGCCCCTCCTAGGTCCCCGTGGCTCCAATGTGGCCCAGAGTGGCCCATTCGGCCACGTAGGGCAAGCGTGGTGACTCCCTGTAGCGATCGACAGCGTGCAGTCGTCCGTTCGGGGGATGGCCCACTCCGGCCTACGATGGGCCACAAATTCATCCTCTAGTGGCCTTGACTGGCCCAAAGTGGCCTGCCAGAGTGGCCCTACTGACAACGCCGGTCATCTGCGGACATCCGCGGACACGGTCGGACACAGAGCCACTCGGAAGGAGGGGCACCCCCTTGGACATGCTCACGCTCGACGAAGTCCGAGCCCGCCTCCGCAAGTCGGAGCGCACCGTGCGCCGGTACATCGCCGTCGGAGCCCTAACCGCCTACCAGCCCGGAGGGGTGCGCTCGCCGCTCCTCTTCAAGCCGGACGAGGTGGAGCGCTTCATCGACGCGAACAAGGTCGTCCCCCTCGGGGTCGACGACGAGCTGGCCGTGCCGGCATGACCTGTAACGCCCGCGGCCTGCGCAGCGAAGGAACGCGCACCACCCCCAGTCGCCAGGCCGCGACCCGCTAGAGCCCCTGCGCTCGCGGGCGCGGCCTGGATCACGTTTCGCACGACCTGACACCCCCCGACCCACCCGAGAGGACACCCCGATGTCAGCCACCCTGCACGAGCTGGACACCGTGTCGGCCCCGCCGTCCGAGCAGGAGCCGCCCCCGGACTTCTTGGAGAACGCACACCCGATGGCGAACCCGGAGGCCAAGGCCGCCTGGCTGGGCCTGGCCCGCTCCGGCAAGCACCGCCAGGCCTTCGGCCAGATGCGCGACGGGGCCAAGTTCTGCATCCTCGCGCTGGGCTGTGAGGCCTTCCGGATCACGACCGGCCAGGGCCACTGGAGCACCGACGGCGCCTTCGTCGTCCCGGGCGAGCGGCCCCACTTCTCCACCATGCCGCCGGCCGTCGTCGCCTGGTACGGCCTGGCCGAGGGGGACCCCGTCCTCAAGGGCCAGCACCTGTCGGAGCTGAACGACTCCGACGCCTACAACTTCTTCGACCTGGCCGCCCTGATCGAAGCGCACCTGTGATGGGCTTCAAGAAGCACGTTCCCGAGCACCGCATGGACCTCGACCCCGAGTGGCGCGAGCGGGCCGCGTGCCAGTACGTCGACCCGGAGACCTTCTACCCGGCCGGCGAGGACGCGCCCCCTGGCCGCGCGAACGTGCAGGTCGGCTACAGCACGGCCAAGGAGTTCTGCCAGGTCTCCGGGTGCCCCGTGCGCTTCGAGTGCCTGGAGGACGCCCTCGCCGTCGAGGGGCCGAACACCTTCGGCGTGCGCGGGGGCACGACCCCGAATGAGCGCCGCGAGATCCTGCGCGAGCGCCGGCAGCAGCAGCAGGTGATGGCGGCATGACCGGCGCCCCCAGCGTCCCGGGTCTGCTGCCGGCCGAGGTCGACCCGTACAAGGTCCCCCGCGGGTACGGCGACCAGCAGCGCCCCGGCGTCATCCCGCCGGGCGAGGACAAGCTCGTCTGGTACTCCCGCGTGACGTCCTTTGTCGACGACCTGGAGGACGGCGAGGGCATCACGAAGTGGAAGGAGGCGCACGTCCTCCTGGGGGCCATCCGCCGTCCGGATCTCGTGCTCAACGCCGCCGTCTGCTTCGACCGCCTCGACGCCCCCGAGGCTGAAGAGGACTACTACGTGATCAAGGCACACGAGCCGACGGAGGAGGAGAAGAAGGCCGGCGTCGAGCCCCTGCGCAAGCTGCTCTGGAACACCGTCGATCAGCTCAAGGTCGCGGCCGGCGTCGAGGAGGCTTCGCTCTGGGGCACCCTCATGCACCACGTGACGGAGGCCTTCGACCGGGCCGGGCGCCAGCGGTCGCCGGAGCAGATCGTGGCCGGGATCGACTGGGCCTTCCAGCAGTACGCCGCCGCCATGCGGCCATGCCGGGAGGTGGACCTCGACGTTGCGCGCAAGCAGGCCGTCGAGGATCTGCACGCCTACGCGATCGAGACCGGCGACTTCGAGATCGTCGAGATCGAACGCTTCGGGGCCAACCCGGACCTGAAGGTCGGCGGCACCTGGGACCGGATCGTGCACTACCAGGGCCGCAACTACATCCTTGACCTGAAGACCGGCACGTCGGCCACGGCCTACCCGGACAAGCTGGCGAAGCAGCTCGCCACGTACGTCCACTGCACGCCCTACGACCCCGTGAACCGCTGGCAGCCCCGGCCCTTCGAGGTGGACCAGGCCTGGGCCCTCGTCGTCCGGCTCCCGGGCGACGGGACCTGTGAGGTCTCCTGGGTCAAGATCGCCAAGGCGTGGCGCACGGTGGCGAAGCTCATCACGGAGGCGCGCGCCTGGCGCTCGTACGCCAAGCCGAAGAACCTGCTGGTGCGCCACGTCCCCGGCGGCGCCGTCCCCACCCTCGACGCCGTGGACGAGCTGCCCGAGAGCAACGACCCGCGGGTGGCACGCATCGCCGCCGCGCGGACCGGCGACGAGATCCGGGCCATGTGGCACGCCGACGCCGACCTGGACCCGTGGCCGGCATGGCTGAACCAGATCGCCGCCGTCCGGGTGGCCGAGCTGGCCCGCGGCGTGCTCGTGGCCGGCGGCCTGGTCACCGTCGAGGACAAGCAGGAGGCGGCGTGAGCCTCTTCGACTACCTGCTGCGCGGGGACGAGCTGCCGACCCAGCCGATCCCCCTGCCGGCGCCGACCGCGGTCCTGGTGCTCCCGGAGCGCTCGGCCGGACGGCGCGTGATGCTCCGGCCCGACCGCGGGTGCTGCCCCGGGTGCCGGGTGCCATCGCACCGGTTCTGCCGCCCCGACTGCCCCACCGTCGACCCGAGGGACTGGAGGGGATGACCGTGACGGAGCTGGTCACCCGGGGGACCACGAACACGAACGTCCGCGGGAGTGCCGAGGCCCGGCGCCGCCGCAGGGTCTGGCTCGTGCAGACCTACGGCGACGGCCAGACCGTCGAGTGCGCCTTCCCCGGGTGCAACCGGCTCCTGACGGTCGAGACCGTCACCGTCGACCGGTACCCGATCCCGGGGTGCCAGGGCGGGAGCTACCGCCGGGACAACATCCGACCCGCCTGCGCCCCCTGCAACAGCCGTCACGGCGGCGGCCTGCGCGCCACCGCCTGACCCACATGCCCCCGAGGCCGCCCGGCCGCGGGTACGTACAGCGAGAGAGCGAGACCGCGAAATGACTGCACCGACCTACGCCCCGCCGCAGGACGTCAACGACATCCTCATGGGCAACGACGACGGGCCGAGCGCCGCCTACCTCAAGCTCGGCCCCGCCAACAACGGCAACCCGCAGAAGTCGGCTCCCGGAGAGGTCAAGGGCGGCAAGATCGTCGCCCTGCGGGCCGTCCCGGCGTACCGGCTGGGCAAGCCCGACGCCCAGGGGAAGCGCCCGAAGGAGTACATGACCTACCAGTCGGGCGCCAAGCAGGGCCAGACGATCTGGGACGTCATGGTCACGCTCCAGACCGACGAGCGTGACCCTGCGATCGAGGGCGACGACGGCCTGCGGCGTGTGCAGCTCGACGGCTTTGACAAGACCTGGGAGCAGCACGCCGACTTCGACTGCCGCAAGCGCGCCGTCCGGCTCGCCGTGGCGAAGGCCGGCAAGGACCGGATCGAGATCGGCGGCCACCTGTACCTGACCTGGCTCGCCCAGGTGCCCTCGGCCGGCGGCATCCCGGCCACCCACTGGGCCGCCCGGTACGAGCCGCCGAACGCCTCCTTCCAGTTCGAGCAGGCACGGCCGGCCGCGGGCGAGATGCACACCGGGACCATCCCGGCTCCGGTCGCCCAGCAGCTCACGGGCCAGTACGGCCAGCAGGGTCCGGGCGTCGTCATCCCGCCGGCCCAGCCGGCCGTGGCGAACCCGTTCGCGGACGGCGCGGCCCCCATGCCGGCCCCGGCGGCCCCCGCGGTCGCCCAGCCGGTGCAGGACCGCGAGCCCCCGTTCTGACGGGCGCCTGACTCTCGCTCCCGGGCCCAGCGCCCGGGAGCGGGGGTGAGCTTCCCGCCAGCACCCGATCGAGCAAGGAGCCCCAGAGCGTGAGTGCTGCACCGAAGATCGAGCCCACCGACGCCGACCTGGACATCGCGCGCCGGCTGGCCGACTGGGGCGTGCCCATCTTCGTGGCGAAGGCCGACCCGGGCTCCCCGCTGGGCTTCAAGCTCCCGCCCCGATGGCAGCTCACTCAGCCGAACCGCGCCGTCGTGGACACCTGGCGCCCCGGGGACGCCCTGTGCGCCGTCATGGGCGCCCGGATGGACCTGCTCGACGTCGACCCCCGCAACGGCGGGGACGAGACCGTGGCGGGCCTCAGGGCCGCGGGGCTCTGGCCGCGCAGCTACGGCCGGGCGGCGACGCCCTCGGGCGGGACGCACGACTTCGTTGCTCGGCTGCACGCCGGCAGCCGCGACGGCGTGCGCCCCGGCCTCGACGTCAAGGGCGGGCGCGACGGGCGGATCGAGCAGGCCGGGCGGGGCTTCGCCTTCATCGCCCCGACCGTGCGGATCTCGAAGGTCACCGGCGAGCCGGCGCCCTACGTCTGGCTGGTCGAGCCCGACCTCGACGGCATCGACGAGGACGACAGTGGGCAGGCCCTGGCAGAGCTGGTCGTCGAGGCCATCGGCTCGAAGGCGCCGACCGCCCCGGGCCCAGCGACGACGACGGTCGACAGCAGGCACACGGGCCCGATCCCCAGCGGCCAGCGCCACCACGCCCTCGTCAGCTACGCCGGCCGCCTGCGCGACCGGAACCTGAGCTACGAGGAGGCCTTGGAGCTGTGGCGGCGCCGCTGGGCGGACTGCGAGCAGCCGGGCCCCGGGTCGACGTGCGACTACTACTGGAGCGAGGAGGAGGCCAGGGCGGCCACCCTCGACGACGTCTGGCGCCGGTACACGCCGGCGCCGGTGGATCTGGTCGAGGCGACCTTCCCGGACCTGCCGAGCAACGTCACGCCGTTGCGGCCGGAGTACGGTCAGCCCCTCGACGAGGCTGACGCCACCGACGCCGCCCTCGAAGCCGACCTGGCCCGCAACCGCGCCGTGGCCGCCCAGGTCGAGGCGCTGCGGATCAAGGACCTGGCCGCCCGCGCCTTCCGCAAGGAGCAACAGGCCGAGCTTGCCCCGCCGGTCTTCGTCGACCTGGGCTCCTTCCTGGCCGTTGAGGACGACCCGGCCACGCACCGGATCGACGACCTGTGGCCCGCGGGCGGGCGCGTGCTCCTGGCGGCGGCGTTCAAGGCCGGGAAGTCGACGACCGTCGGCAACCTGATCCGCTCACTGGTCGACGGGCACCCGTTCCTGGGCGCCTTCGCCACGGCGCCCGTCGAGCGCAAGGTGGTCCTGCTCGACAACGAGCTGGACGAGCGCAACCTCCGTCGCTGGCTCCGCGACCAGGGGATCGGCAACGTCGGCCAGGTCGTCGTAGTCCCCATGCGCGGCAAGGTCGGCACCTTCGACCTGCTCGACCCGACCGTGCGCTCCCAGTGGGCCGCCCAGATCCGCGAGATCGGCGCCGACGTCGTCATCTTCGACTGCCTGCGCCCCGTGCTCGACGCCCTGGGGCTGTCCGAGGACAAGGACGCCGGGCGCTTCCTGGTGCAGTTCGATGCCCTGCTCGCTGAGGCCGACGTGCCGGAGGCGCTCGTCGTCCACCACACGGGACACGACGGGGAGCGCTCACGCGGCGACTCCCGCCTGCGGGACTGGCCGGACGCTGAGTGGCGGATCACCCGCCTGCGGGACGGCGACGGGCCCATCGACCCGGCGGCGCCCCGGTTCTTCGCCGCCTACGGGCGTGACGTCGAGGTGGCAGAAGGCCGGCTGGAGTACGACCCGGCCAGCCGGCGCCTGTCCTACGTCGAGGGCAACCGCAAGGACGCCAAGGAGGAGGGCGCCACGGCCCGTTGGTCCCCCGTCGTCATGGGCGTGCTGCGGGAGGCGGCGCCCGTCGGCGCCAAGGGGGAGACCCTGCCGGGCTGGACGCGCAATGCCGCCTGGACGCACCTGTCCCGGCTCAAGAAGGAGGAGGGGGCCCAGATCCCCTCTCGCCGGGACATGGAAGCCACCTTCGACCGGCTGGAGGAGCAGCGGTTGATCATGGGCTCCCCGGGGCCCAACAACGGCCGGTACTTCACCCTCACGGACCCCGGTTCACCGGTTCCCCACCGGTTCCCCACCGGTTCCCCGGGGAACGCCGGAGACCGGTTCACCGGTTCCCCACCCCTTTATGAGGGTGGGGAACCGGGGAACCACCTCCTGAGCACGGAGAGCGGGCTCCCCAGCTCGATCCCCGTCGTCGAAGGACTGCTCCGGTTCACCACCCCGGACGACTGCCCGTGCGGTCGTCCGGGGAGCCACCACTCGCGGGGTCAGTGGCGGATCTGCGGCACCTGCTCCCAGCCCTGGCACGGCATCGGGGTCGGCAAGCTCGACGGGTGCCCGAGGTGCTCCTCGTGAGCGCCGACGAGCGCTTCCCCGGTGACGTCGGCTGGGTCGGCCCGATCGAGCCGCTGTCGTCGATCCTGAGCCGGACCCTGTCCGAGCCCGGCTGGGACGAGAGCCGGCCTGCACCCCCCACTCGTCCGCGTGCCCGGACGGTCGAGCCGCTCCCCGGTCTCGTCAGAGCGCCGGCTCCCGCCGATCTCCCCCTGCCGCTGCGCCCGAGCCCGATCGTCCAGGGGACGCCGGCAGGGGCGAAGCACCTGGAGTTGATCGAGCGTGAGCGCAACGCGCCGGCTGCGCTCGCGCTCGGCCCACAGCCCGAGCCGGAGGTGCGGACGAGGCCGGCGACCGACGAGGAGCTGCCGAAGAACGCCCGCGCCCTCGTCCGGGACGCCCGCGCCCGGGGCTGGACCGTGGCGGCCACCTACGCCCGCGGCTACGTCGAGGGCGCGACCTTCGTCGAGGACCCCGGCGCCCCGCTCACGCCGACGGGGCGGGTGGCGCGCAAGAAGGTGCCGGCCTGGAAGACCGTCGAGTCCGTCGTAGTGCGCATGGCAAGCCCCTACGGCGATCACGCCATCGTCGCCTTCGAGGACGGTTCGGCCTCGCTCGGCTACGCCGCCCCTCGCGGCCGGTCCGTGACCGCCCTCGGCTACCAGGGCGCCCGCGCCTTCGTCATCGGCCCCTGGGGGGACGGCATGCCCATCACGCCCGCCTGGCAACGCGAGTTGATCGAGGACGCCCAGCGCGTGGTGAAGGAGCGCGCCTGCCCCGACTGCGGCGCCCCCGTCCTCGTCGGCGTCGACAACTGCTTCGCCCTCGCGCCGTCGGTGGCCGAGCTGGTCCCGCTCGACCCGGCCAGCCCGTACGCCTACCTGACCGAGGTCGCCTGCTGGCTCCAGCGCCGCCGGGTCTTCACGCTCATGCCCGGACCTGCCGGCAAGGAGCTGCACGGCCGAGACACCTGGCACCTGGGCGAGCGCCGCTGGCCCACGCACCTGGAGCACCGGTGCGCCACCACGACCGCCCGGAGGGCAGCATGAAGATCGTCGGCGTCGACCCATCGCTCACCGGGACCGGCGTGGCCGTGATCCGGGACGGGCGCTTCACCGGCGCGACCGTGATCAAGGATTCCCGTTGGAAGAAGCGGGCGCCCCAGACCGAGCGCGAGCGGCAGGAGCGCCTCGACGTGATCCTGTGCAGGGTCTCCGAGTGGGCTGTCGGAGCCGATCTGGTCGTCCTGGAGGGCCTGAGCTTCGACAGCCACGACACCATGCGCCAGCTCGCCGGCCTGTCCTGGCTGCTGCGCCGGCAGTGCTGGAAGGCCGACCGCCCCTTCGTCCTGGTGCCGCCCTCGACCCTGAAGCTCTGGGCCGTCGACCACGGCAAGGCCGACAAGGGCGTGATGCTGGCCGCCGCCCGCGAGACCTTCCCCGGCGTCGAGATCGAGGACGACAACGCCGCCGACGCCGTCTGGCTGGCCGCCCTGGGCGCCGACCACCTCGGGTACCCGCTGGTCGACATGCCCGAGAGGCGTGCTCAGGCGCTGGCGAAGGTTGCCTGGCCCACCCCGGCCGTCGCAGCATGATCAGGCGGGGCTTCATCGAACAGGTGTCCAGCACGACCCGAGAGGCCAGGATGACCACGACCACCCCCCGCCCCGTCGCCTTCTGCGACTCCTGCAACCAGGGGCACGCCGACCAGCTCGTCCTCGGGGACGGCCAGACCGAGCGGGCCCGTATCTGCCCCGACTGCGTGCAGGAGCTGAAGCAGCTCCTGGGGAGCGTGCCCGAGCTGCTGCGTGACCTCGACGTCGCCCTGAGCCGGCAGTCCCGGATCGGCACACCGTCCGGGCGCAAGGGCCACGAGCGCCCCCTGCCCTACGACCCGGCCGCCAGTGAGGCGACCGCCGTCCTGCTCGCGCACACCATCACGCGCTGGGCCCTGGACGTCTGGCGGCACGCGCGCATGATCCCCGGCCAGGGCTGGGGCGCCACCCGCCCGCCGGACAACCCCGTCGTCTACCTCGTGGCCGTGCTCGACCGGATCAGGACCCGCCGCTACGCCGCGACCATGCTCGACGAGATCCGGGCCGCGGTGACGAACGCCCGCGAGGTCATCGACCTGAGCAAGGACTACCTCGAAGCCGGCACCTGCCCGACGTGCAGCGCTCGCCTCCTCGCCCGGCCTGGTGACGTGCAGATCACCTGCCGGCGCTGCGGGGCCAGGTGGGGCGTGCAGGAGCGCCGGAGCGTCATGTTGGCCGACGCCGAGGGGCGATGGCTCACCGCGACCCAGTGCGAGCGCCTGGTGGACGTCTTCCTGCGGCACGGCACCACGGACCGGATCAGGAAGCGCGTGCCGGCGGGCTCCGTGCGGGGCTGGGCGAGCAAGGGCCTGATCGAGCCCCGCGGCCTCAACGAGCAGGGGTCGCCGCTGTACCGCCTGGGCGACGTGCTCGACCGTGCGCTGGTCGCCCTGGCGGCGGCCTGACCTGGGCGTGTCGGGTTGACAGAAGGCCCATGATCCGTAACGCTGCGAATCGTCAGGCTCGTGAAGTGTCTTCAAGGGGCGGGGTGCCCTGAGGTGGCGCACGATCGACCGACACGAAGGCCCTACCGCGGGGTGACCAGTCCTCTCGTCGTGGTGGGGCCTTCGTGCTGCCCAGGGGAGGACCGTGGTGCGTCGTACGCCCCGCTCCCCTGGGCGGCATGGTCGTGCGTGGTGGGCACTGGCCCGCAGGGTGCGTGCGGAGGAGCCCTGCTGTAGGTACTGCTCGATCGAGGTTCGATACGACGTGCCACTAGGTCACCCCGACCGAGGCACTGTTGATCACATCATTCCCTTGGCACAGGGGGGTGCACCCCTGGACAGGGACAACGTGTGTACCGCATGCCACCGCTGCAACACCGACAAGGCCGACCGCACGCCCGAGCAGTGGCTCAGAGCGAAGGCCGAGAGGGGCTTGCGTGATGCAGGCTTCGTCTCGGCCCCGCGGATCAAGCGAGCAGGCAGCGCCTGACGTCGAGAGTTTTTGATCATGCACTTTCCAGGACCCCCGCTTTGAGTCCCGAAAAATCACACAGAGCGCCCAGGGGGACCTGAAGCGGGCCCCGGAGCGGCCCTGTGCGCCCCGCTGGCGGCCTGTCAGGGCCCGGGAGACCCCGAAGGGTGGCTGACGCCGTGGCCGCGCTCAGAAAGGCCGTGACGATCCGGCTCCGTGATGACGTGGTCGACGCGCTCGACGCCGAGGCCGAGGAGTTCGGCCGCACCCGCCAGGAGCACGCCGCAGAGCTGCTCCAGGCCAGCCTCGGGGCCGAAGTCGTGGACGGCGCCGGCCACGTCGAGCGCGAGACCCGCAAGGACATCGAAGCCCTGGTGTGCGCGCACCCGATGGGCGAAGCCCTGACGGCGATCGCCCTCAACCTGGCGCGCACCCTCGACCGCGGCGCCGGCCTGGCTTCGGCCGGGATCGCCAAGGAGCTGCGCACGACCCTTCAGGAGCTGGCGAAGTACGAGGAGGTCGGCGCCGATGACGACGACGCTCCAGACCTCGGCGGCCCCACGATGGGCGACGAAGAGGACTCCGAGCCGGCCTAGCTTCGGCAAGCAGGCCGCCGACCTCACGAGCTACTACCTCGGCCGCGACCTCATGCCGTGGCAGCGCCAGGTGGCCGACGTCGCGCTGGAGGTCGACGCCTCCGGGCTGCCGGCGTACCGCACGGTCGTGCTCACGGTCCCTCGCCAGTCCGGCAAGTCCACCCTGCTCCTGTCGGTCTTCCTTCAGCGGTGCATGTCGAAGTTCTGGTCGAGCACCGGCCGCCCCGGCGGGACGCCCGGCCGCCAGCGGTGCATCTACACCGCCCAGACCCAGAAGGACGCCCGCTCGAAGTGGGAAGAGGACTACGTCTCTGACCTGGAGGCGAGCACGAAGCTGCACCGCCGCGAGTTCAGCGTCTACCGGGGCTCAGGCCGCGAGGCGATCAAGTTCGCCAACGGGTCGCAGATCGGGATCAGTGCCAGCACGGAGAAGGCGGCGCACGGGAAGGTGCTCGACCTGCCTGTGGTCGACGAGGCCTTCGCCCAGGTCGACGACCGGCTTGACCAGGCCTTCATCCCGGCCATGTCCACCCGGCGGCAGGCCCAGCTCTGGATCGTCTCGACCGCCGGCACGCCGGAGAGCCTCTACCTGAAGGCCAAGGTCGACGCCGGCCGCGAGCTGGTCGAGAAGGGCGCCAACTCCGGCCTGGCCTACTTCGAGTGGAGCGCCCCCGAGGACGCCGACCCCGACGACGAGGACGCCTGGGCGCGGTGCATGCCAGCTCTCGGGCACACCATCGACCTGTCGGTGGTCCGGGCCGCTCGCCTGACCCTGTCGACCGCGGAGTTCCGCCGCGCCTACATGAACCAGTGGGTCGACCGGAACGCCGGGGAGCGCGTGCTCCCCATCGACGAGTGGAACCGGTGCGCCGACCCCGACTCCGAGATCGCCAGCCGCAAGACCGTGCTGGCCGTCGACGTCTCGCGCGAGCGCGAGTCGACCTCGATCGCCGTCGCCGGCTGGCGCGACGACGGGCGCCCGCACGTGCAGGTGCTCGTCCACCGGCCCGGGACGGACTGGGTTGTGCGTGAGGTACTGCGCCTGCGCCAGGAGATCGGCGCGACGGCGATCGTCTTGGACGCCGCCGGCCCCGCCGCCTCACTGCTGCCGGAGTTCGCGGAGTGGGAGCGGCCCCGAGAGGGCGCCGTCGTTCCCGACTGGGTCATCGTCACCACCGCGCGCGACATGACCCAGGCGTGTGGCGCCTTCTACGACGACGTCATGAACGGCCGGGTCCGGCACCTGAAGCAAGGGCCGCTGGAGCTGGCCGCCTCGGCCGCCCGCAAGCGGGAGCTGCTCGATACCTGGGCCTGGGGCCGCAAGCAGTCCGGCTCGGACATCACGCCCCTGGTCGCCTGCACGCTCGCGCACTGGGGGCTGGCGACCGCGCCGGAGCCGGCCGACTACGACCCGCTTCTGAGCTTCTACTGACCCAGGAGGTCCCCGTGCCCGTCGAGCGCGTGACCTCCCTGCTGGAGCTGGTGGGCATCCTCCTGCTGTCGACCGCGGTCGCCCTGGCCGTCTACCAGCGCTTCGGCCTGATCGCCGCCCTCACCGCGGCTGGCGTGCTGGCCTTCGGCTGGAGCTTCCTGCTCGCCTTCGTCCACCGCGGCGAGCCCGAGCAGTTCCCGGCCAGGATCGAGGAGGCCCCGTGAGCCTCTTCCGGCGTCGGACGGAGTCCCGGGCGATCTCGGCCAGCCAGGTCTTCGGTACTGGCCTGGACGTCCTGAGCCTCGAAGAACCGCTGTCCCTGGTGCCCCTGTTCGCCTGCCACCGCGTGATCATCGACGCCGTTGCCTCGACGCCGCTGCACCTCTACCGCGACGAGCCCGACGGTTCGAAGCGCCGCCTGCGCACGCCCTCGCTGGTCAAGGCCACCGATGGGACCACGTTCTCCTGGACCGCCCAGCTCGTCGCGTCGCTGCTCTACGACGGCAACGCCTTCGGCTACATCGCCGCCCGCGACTGGGCTGGCTGGCCCTCTTCGATCGTCTGGCTGGACCCGAAGAAGTGCCAGATCGAGGACAAGAACGGCCTGCCCGTCTACCACTACGACGGGCGCCGGCTCGACCGGGACGAGGTCGTGCACATCCCCTGGATTCAGCCCGTCGGCTCTCACCGCGGCCTGAGCCCGGTCGGCTCCTTCAAGGCGGCCCTGGAGACGGGCGCGCACGCCCAGGCCACCGCCCGCGACTGGTTCGCCAACGGGGCGATCCCCAGCGGCCACGTCAAGAACACGCAGATGACCCTCGACCCGGCGCAGAGCCGGGCCATCCGCGAGCGCTTCAAGTCCGCCGTACGCGGGCGCGAGCCCCTGGTGACCGGATCGGACTGGGAGTACAACACGATCGGCCTGCCGGCCGACCAGGCCCAGTTCCTGGCCGCGCTGAAGATGTCCGCGACCCAGCTCGCCTCGATCTATGGCGTCCCGCCGGAGGAGGTGGGCGGCGAGACCGGCAACTCTCTGACGTACAAGACGCTGGAGCAGACCGAGCTTCGCTTCAACGCCCGCGTGGTGCGCCCCTGGGCGGTCCGGATCGAGCAGCACCTGAGCCAGGTCGTCCCCGGCGGCCAGTACTTCCGCTTCAACCTCGATGCCAACGTGCGCGCCGACCTCATGACGCGCTACCAGGCGCACGAGATCGGGCTGCGGATCGGGATCGAGACCCAGGACGAGGCCCGCCTGCTGGAGGACCGTGCGCCGCTCACCCCGGCCCAGCGTGACCGGTGGGTCGAGGACTACGCCAAGGTGACCGCCCCGGCGGCCGAAGGAGACGACGATGAGCCGACCGACTGAGCGGCGCTCGACCACGGGGACCGTCGAGCTGCGGGCCGCCGGCAAGGGCCTGGGTCGCCTCGGGGGCTATGCCCTGAAGTGGCGGACGCTGTCGCAGAACCTGGGCGGCTACGTCGAGACGATCGAGCCCGGCGCGGTCGACGAGGCCACGATCCGCGGCGAGCGCGGCGACGTCGTTGCCCGCTGGCAGCACGACGATCAGTACCTCCTCGGCCGCCAGATCAGCAACACGCTCCGGCTCGCCGCGGACGGCGTCGGGATCGAGTACGACGTGGACTTGCCCGAGACCAGCTACGGCCGGGACGTGAAGGCCCTGGCCGAGCGCGGGGACCTTCGGTACTCCTCCTTCGCCTTCCGGGTACTGGAGGACGACTGGAGCTTCACGGGGCAGGACTTCCCGCTGCGCATCCTGCGCTCGATCCAGCTCGTGGACGTCGCGCCGGTCGTGAACCCGGCGTACCTCGACACGAGCACCGGCCTGCGCACGCTGGCCGAGCGGCGCGGCCTCGACCTCGACGAAGTCCAGAAGGCCGCCGCGCACAACGCCCTCGGAGAGCTGCTCCGCGAGGGCGCGCCGACGGTCATCGACCTCGGCAACCCGACTCCCGACCCGGAGCCCCAGGGCGACACCCAGGGCACCCGGTCGGCCGCCAGCCTCCTCCCGGGGTGGCTGGCTCGCCGCAAGACCCTCTGAGGCAGGGCGCAACCCACCTCGCCAACCCCCGTTCACCCAGCCCGGCCGCCCGGACGGCGGCCGGCGCCCCGTCATGCCCTGGAGGGCACCATGTCCGCAGTCCTGAAGGACCTGATCGAGAAGCGCGCCCGCGCGTGGGAGCAGACGAAGGAGATCCTGGAGCGCGCCGCCACCGAGGAGCGCGAGCTGAACGCCGACGAGCAGACGGCCTACGACAAGGCCGACGTCGACCTCCGTCGCCTGGACGAGAGCATCGACCGGCTGCACGCGGGCGAGCAGCGCGCCAAGGACGTCGAGGAGTCCTTCCGCTCCCTCGGCCAGCGCGAGAAGCGCCAGGACGCCCCCGACGAGAGCGGCTCGAAGGTCGCGGAGCAGCTCCGGACCCTGCTGCGCAGCCAGCCCGGCGCCAGCCTGGAGATCAAGCCCGACGCCCCGCTGACGGCCGACATGTTCCGCTCCTTCGGTCAGGCCGGCGTCGAGGCCCGTGCGCTGTCGAAGCTGACGGCCGGTGCCGGCGGCAATCTGGTCGGCACGACCTTCGTCAACCGGCTCCTGGAGCACCTGGTCGAGACGGCTTCCCTGGTCGGTCTCGCCCAGGTCATCACCACGGCCCGTGGCGAGCAGATGATCTTCCCGAAGACCACGAGCCACGGCACCGCCGCGCTGGTCGCGGAGGCGGGCACCATCCCGCAGTCCGACCCGGCCTTCGGCCAGGGCGTCCTCGACGCTTACAAGTACGGCGACCTCATCCAGATGTCTCACGAGCTGGTCAACGACACGGCCTTCGACCTGGAGGGCTACGTGGCCCGCCAGGCGGGCCGCGCGGTCGGCAACGCCTTCGGCGCCCACCTCATGTCCGGCACCGGTTCCAACCAGCCGAACGGGCTCGTCGCGGCGGCCACCCTCGGCAAGACGGGCGGGACCGGCGTCGGCGGCGCGTTCACGGCCGATGACCTCATTGACCTGAAGTACTCGGTCACCTCGGTCTACCGGACCCAGGCGACCGGGTACATGCTCCGGGACGCCAGCGTCGCCGTCATGCGCAAGCTGAAGGACTCGACCGGCCAGTACCTCTGGCAGCCCAGCCTCCAGGCCGGCGCGCCGAACACCTTCGACGGCGAGCGCATCTATACGGAGATCAACATGCCGGCGGTTGGCGTCGGCCTGCGGTCGGTGCTCTACGGCGACTTCTCCGCGTACGTCGTCCGCATGGTCGAGGGCCTGCGCTTCGAGCGCTCCCTCGACTTCGCCTTCAACACGGACTTGATCACCTACCGGTGCCTGATCCGCGGTGACGGCGACCTCATGGACACGACCGGGGCCGTCAAGGCCTTCCAGGGCGGGGCCTCCTGACCTGCCCTGACGGACTACCGGGGCGCAACATAATCACCGTTATCTTGCGCCCCGGTGGTCCCCAGCACGCTTCGACAGCCCTTCAGATCGAGGAGAACGATCATGCGCGTAGTGCTCGCCGCGGACATCAGCGGCACCCGGGACGGTAAGAGCTGGCCCCCGCGGGGGACTGAGCTGGAGCTGCCCGACGACGAGGCCCAGGGCCTGGTGCGCAACGGCTCCGCCGTCGCCCACGATGACCCGCGGGTGGCATCCCTGCGGGGGCACATCCTGACGAAGACCGAGCTGGCCGGCGCCCCGACGGGCCGGGACATCACGGAGGGCCAGCCCGACACGAACCTCTCGCGCGCCCGCGCGCTGGCGTTCGAGGAGGGCGCCC